GTTAGAGAAAGCGAATACAATTTTAGTTTAAACCCTACCATAATTTCAGGTTCTACAGATGGATCTTTATATGGGTTTACTAGTGGAAGCTATTTCCAACCATATGTAACAACAATCGGGCTATATGATAATGCCCAAAATCTTTTAGCGGTAGGAAAACTCTCCCAACCCTACCCACTCTCAAGAACGACTGATACTACGTTCTATATTAACTTAGACAGATAAAAATTATGAATTGGATGTATAAGGGAGAGGAAATGACCTCAATTGAGGATTTTCCTCCTTCAACTTTCGGATTTATCTATAGAGTTATCCACATTCCAAGTGGAAAAATTTATATAGGTAAAAAAGTATTAAAGTTTACTCGCAAGGCGAAGTTAACTAAAAAAGACTTAGCAATGTATGAGGGTGTGCAAGGGCGCAAACCTTCATTTAAAAAGGTAGTTAAAGAATCAGACTGGAAAACGTATTGGGGTTCTAATAAAACACTTTTAGAATTATTTAAAACAGAACCAAAAGAAAATTTCAAACGTGAAATCTTAACTTTGTCTCCCAACAAAAAGTTATTAACTTACGAAGAAACGAAAGCATTATTTGTTTACGAGGTTATAGAAAAACCAGAGGAATTTTTTAACGATAATATATTAGGAAAATTTTTCACAAAAGACTTTGATTATGACATTTAAAAACTTATACAAGCAATCCCCTCGCGAACTCCAACAAATTGTAATGGACCAATGGAAGGCTAAACAAAACCCTAAACACCATCCAGAGGGAAATACTCTAAAACATATTATAGTAGTAACTAATAGAGCATTTAAACAATTCCCAGACAATAAAAACATTCTTTTATCAGCATATTTTCACGATTTGGGTAAATTAGCAACTGCGGGAGTAAACCCTAAAACAGGAATGCCTACAGCATATGGACATGAAAAAGAATCTGCAAAATTAGTAGACCAATTCACCAGCTTTATTAAACAGCAAGGTGCTGACCCCGAGGTAGTAAAATATATTGTTACAAATCACATGAAGGTTAAACCCTCTACTTGGGATGTGATGAAACAAAAGAAAAAGGACCCTATTATGTCTGATCCTAATTTTGAAGACCTAGAAAAATTTTCAACTATAGATAAAGGTGGTCTTGTAGAACTCTCTCGAAAATAAACTTGGGTTCATAAATGTTTTTCATTATGTTTACCCTGTATGGTAAACCATCTTTTAGTTAACATAGTAAACTCTGTTTTAGGAGCAGGCAAATCTACAGCACGTGGTAATCAAGCTTACCATTGTCCTTTTTGCCATCACTCTAAACCTAAATTAGAGGTTAACTTTACTGAAGGTCAAAAGAATCCTTGGCATTGTTGGGTTTGCAATAAAAAAGGTACAAACTTAGTTACTCTATTAAAACAAGCCAAAGCCCCAGAAGATAAAATTGCCGAAGTTAAAAAGCATGTCTCCTATAAAGACTATAGGGACAATACTAAAAAAGTAGAGGCAATTAATTTACCTAAGGAGTTTAAACCACTACTTGAATTAACAAAATCTGATATTAAGGGAAGACAAGCATTAGCATATTTAAAGAAACGTGGTGTGAGTAAAGCGGATATACTGCGCTACAATATTGGATATTGCGATGGTGGTGTCTATGATTATATGATCATTATACCCTCGTATTCCCACGAAGGTTCCCTAAATTACTTTGTAGCCCGCAACTACAACCCCCACTCTCCAGTTAAATATAAAAATCCTCCAATGAGCAAGGACACTGTACCATTTGAATTATTTATCAATTGGTCTTCTCCCTTGATTTTAGTTGAAGGTATGTTTGATGCTTTGGCTGTAAAACGAAATGCTATACCCCTATTAGGTAAACATATCCAGAGGGAATTAATGAAAAAAATAGTCACCTCACAGGTGCAAAAAATATATATAGCTTTAGATAAAGACGCTCAAAAAGATGCCGTTAAGTTTTGTGAACAGTTGATGAATGAAGGTAAGGAAATATATTTAGTAGATTTAGAAGATAAAGACCCAAGTGAAATGGGCTTTAAAGCTATTACTCACCTCATTCAAAACACATTACCCTTAAATCAATATGATTTGATGGCTAAAAAACTCGAATTTGTATGAGTAAAAAGAACATAAAGCGTTCTTACAATAGAATCTTAGAGATTTCTGAAGACGCTAAACAAATCACTATGCCCGATTCTCGTTACTATAGACGTAACGGAGAATATTACCCATCTGTAACCTATGTTTTAGGTTCTTACCCTAAAGGTAAATTCTTTGAGGATTGGCTTAAAAAAGTAGGATACTCAGCTGATTATATTGTCAAAAAAGCAGCAGAGGAAGGTACACAAGTACATGAAATGTGTGAAGCATTCTTGCTAGGGGAAGAATTAACATTTTTAAATGATAAGGGTTATCCTCAATACAATCCTGATGTATGGCAGATGTTTTTACGTTTTGTAGAATTTTGGGAAGAATATAACCCAACACTAGTAGAAACCGAAGTACACCTATTTTCAGATGAACTTAAAGTAGCAGGTACTTGTGATCTGGTTTTAGAAATTAATGGTGAACTATGGATTGTGGATTTGAAAACATCTAACCACCTCCAAACCACTTATGATCTCCAAACCGCAGTTTATGGAAAATGCTATGAGGAATGTTATGGTAAAACTGCTGATCGTTATGGTGTTTTATGGTTAAAATCAAACAAAAGAAAGGGAGCTAAAGATAAGATGCAAGGTAAAGGATGGGAAATGTATGAATCATCTCGTACCCAAGAAGAAAACCTTGATATCTTCAAAACTGTTAAAAAACTATTTGACTTAGAGAACCCAAAACACAAACCAGTATTTACGGAATTCAGAACGCAAGCCAAAAGAAAGCTGTAATATTTATTACAAAACGCGCGTTAAATGATTTCACTAGTTCAACTTTTGAGGGAGGCTATCTCCAAACCCAAAGCCATTGTAATGGCAGGAGCCGCAAGTTCAGGAAAATCTACTTTAGCTAAAAAAGCAGTAATCCCTAATGCTCCTGGCTTCGAATATATTAACCCAGACACCTACATTGAAAGTGGGGAAATGTCCTTAGGCCAAGCAGCCACACAAGTGGACGATAAGGATGTACCTGCAACAATTGAGTCCCAAAAGAATTTTATATGGGATACCACAGCATCCAATGCTGCTAAAATGTTAGGTGGTTTATTTCGTAGAAAACAAGTACCTGGGTTATTGAACAATGAAACATATGACTTTTTAATGATAATGGTATATGTAAATCCTATAGTATCTTTTTTACGTAATTTTGAAAGAGAGAGAAAGGTACCTAAAGTAGCAATCTTATCTACATGGAATAAAGTGTATGGTAATATTGATGCTTTTAGTTCTAAATTAGGAGATAACTTTGTAATGTACCAAGCTCCAATTGATTCTAACCTAGAAAAAAAGGTAAAAGAATTCGAGCAAGCTTACCAGAGTGGGAATCTAGAAGAATATTTTGATAACCTTGTTAAAACTGGAGGCGATAAATTTTCCTCCACCTTTAGAAGCGAGGTTCCAGATGAAGATCTTTCCCCAGAAGAACTAGAAAAAAGACAAAAAAGCAGAGCTAAAACCAAACAAATATTTGATGCTCAAGTAAAAGAACTAGCTACTGAATTTGGAAAAGTTCAAGATAAAGTAGACAAATATATTAAAACTGAAGAAGAAATTACTTCTAAAGTAAAACAATTTGTAAAATCATGATAGGAGTTTTAGGGGGCGCTTTTAAACCTCCACACAAGGGACATTACGCTTTAGTAAAAGAAACTTTCGATTACGATATAGATGAACTTAGAATCTATATAAGTGAAAAAGAAAGAGATGGTATTACCCTAAAACAAGCACTTAAAATTTGGGATATATATCTTAGGGAACTTAAAAAATCTTTCAATAAGCCTATCCATATCATCCCACACCCTAATCCTATTAGAGCTGTCTATAAGGTTGCGGAAAATAATCCTACAAAAACTATTTTATGGTTTTTAGGAAGACGCAATGAAGAAGATGATAAAGATGCTGCCCAAAGAGTATATAGTATTCAAAAATACGACAATATAGAATACGATATTTTATCTACCTCTACAGAAACAAGTGCTACTCAACTAAGAAATCTTTTAAAAGTAGACGATAAAGAAGGAATTTTTGATCTTTTACCACCAATCGAACAAAAAGATAAAGAACAAGTATACGATATTTTAAAACGTTCTATAAAAGAAAACCTAACAGAGGTTGGTGAAGCTACTCAAGAACCATATGAATGGGTAAAAGATAAAAGTTACTACGAAAAAGGACTTTTGGATGTTCAATACCGATTTGTTACAGATAAAAATTTAGAATACGAAGCAACATTCCACGAAGATACACCTAATCAGTTTGA